CCCAACTAAACGCAGTGGAGAAACTAGGCTATTCTGAGTGCATGTACCCCTTGGCAGACTTGTTGAAAACCCTGGACTGGTACGGAATGGGTAAAACACCACTTGAGATAGCGGTCGCCGTGGCCCAACTAGCACAACGACACGGTGCCGTTATCGAGACCGACCTTAGTCGTATGGATGGTCGGGTCTCTAACGTACTACGCGAGATGGAACGCAAATTCATCGGCGCTGCTTACCACCCAAGTACAGTGGCCGAAGTGTTGCAATTACACTCCAAACAATACAACATCAAAGGAAGAATGCCGTTCGGAGAGGCGTATGACACCGGCTACTCCCGGCTGTCGGGGTCACCAGAAACATCAGTGTTTAATGGCCTCGCCAATTGTTTCATCGCCTACACAGCCCTGCGTCAAGAACGAGTCGCAGGCCACTACCGCACGCCCGAAGAAGCGTACGCCTCACTCGGGCTTTATGCGGGAGATGACGGCATTTCACCACGTATAGCTGAGAATGTGTACGAAAATGCAGCAAGAGATGTTGGACAAGTATTGAAAGTGGTAGTCAAACAGCCCCCTCAAACCGTGCAGTTTCTAGCGCGCATCTATGGTCCCAATGTGTGGCAAGGGGACCCCACGAGTATGTGTGATGTAAAACGTCAAATATCTAAATTCCATGCAACCCCACATATGGGTCGTCTCAACAGTGTTGAGAAGCTGGTGTACAAGAGCCAGTCCTTCTACCTAACCGATGCTGAGACCCCACTGATCGGACCTTTTGTCCGAACAGTTATGCGACTGGCAGACGGCCAGGACCTCAAACCATTGCTGGATGACGAGAAAGAACATCTCACATCTTGGTTTTCATTTCAGTACCCAGACCCAGAAGTCCAGTACCCAAACACCTACAGTGATTGGATGAATGATTACCTCTATGAATCCCTCCCCTCGTTCGACCAGTCGAAATTTGACGACTGGCTGTACGCAGTCAAAACTCTCGATGACTGTCTGCGTCCCCCCATTGTGGCGGAGCTACCAGTACGGAGACCGAAGAAAAATCGTGTATCCGTTAATGGAGTACCAATCGAACCTGAGGAGTCAGATGTGCGCCCATCAACAGCCAAGACCAACCCCAGTAAGCAACCCGTACAAGGCACTACTCGGGTTACGAAATCACAAGATAAGGCCAAGCGTCCCCGTCGACGGAAACCGGGGCGTGAGGGCACCTAGACGAGTGCAATCGGCGTTTTCCCAGGAGGTACGGCTCCTGGGCGGATTCAACTTAAATGTTTGGAAAACGCCGACTTAGCAAAAATCCGCTAAATTCCACTTCCGCTTACCACAACCGTGTGGTTCGACCTCTTCTCCCTGAACTAACATCCAGGAAATCACGACAATGAGTCATGAACAAAACGAGGCGCAACAAAGGCAAGGGAAAAGCTCCCGCCCAAAATCAGCCTACCGTGTGGCAACCCAAGAAGAAGCAGCCACGTGGCCGATCATCCAAGGCATCCGTAGA